TGCAGTCGCACCAGTAGAACCAGAAAAGCCCACAGAGACCCCTAAAACAGGCTCAGAATGGACTCCGGTTACTGAGGAGATTACTATCCCTGGAGTTAAATATGGGGAGTACAATGTAGATGTCAAGATCCCTATCGAGATTGCTAATATGGCAGGTGAGAAGGGAGTAGATATTGAAGCTGTCTCGAATGAGCTGTATACGTCAGAGGATTTCTCTCTATCTGAGGAGACACTAACAGGTCTATATGAAGCGTTTGGGAAGTTCCAGGTAGATACCTACCTCAATCACATCAAGTCCTCTAACGACTCTATGATCAACTCTCACAAGGGTGAAGTAGAAACCAGAAGCAAGAATGAAGAAGCAGCCTGGAATGCTACCATGGAAGTCATGGGAGGTGAAGATAGGTGGGAAGATTTGTCAGCCTATGCCTCTGCTAAGCTCGATGCAGAAGAGATAGAAGAGTTCAATGAGGTCATGGATAAAGGCTCACTGCGTATGCAGCAGCTCATGATCAAAGATCTCTATGGTAAGTTTGCTGCCGAGGGTGCGCCAGTTGCTCCGGTAATCCTTGACCTTGAGGAAGGTGAGACAGGAGGAGATCCTGGTAAGGTGCAGTCAGCTCTTACCTCTGATGCCTATCTTGATCTTATCAAGACTGGAGAGTACAAGAAAGATCCTGCAAAGTATGATGCTCTAAGGAGAGCTGGTATGAAAAGAGGGATCTGATACCTTGCTTTCTTCTACTTGGAATTACTCTACTTTTAATTAGGTTGCATCAGAGAAGAGATAGAATAAGAAAGAATAAGAAAGTAAAGAATAGAAGAGAGCTTAGTAGTCTAAGTATTGCTAAGCTCTTCCTGATAACATTAAACAATAAGGAGAAATACAATGTCTGACAATCTACTTGTCAACCCTGCTGTCCCTAATAACAACGAGGTTGATACCCTTCTCATCGAGAAGTTCAATGGTGTCGTACACCAGCAGTACCTTGAGGGTGAGAACCTTCTTTCTGGATTTGAGGTTCAGGAGGTAGTTGGTACTAACATGGTATCCAATAAGTACATCGGTGATACTACCCTACAGACCTTGACTCCTGGTCAAGATCCTGAGTCCACTGATACTGAGTTCAACAAGAACGCACTGGTAGTTGATACCATCGTGCTTGGTAGGAATACCGTTCACTCCCTGCATGATCTCCAGAACGACTTCGCTCTTATGGAGAAGCTTGCTAAGAGCCAGATGGGTAAGCTCAAGACTCTTGAAGACCAGATGGTCATTCAGCAGTTGCTTGGTGGTGGCTTCACTGGCGGTACGTTTGATCCTGGTGCCAATACCATTACTGGTGGCATCTCCCGTGTCAAAGGTCATGGAGTAGCTATTGAGGTTGACCTCCAGGCTGACCTGTCCCAGGCACAAGATCCCTACCAGCTTGTATCTGCTCTTGAGATTGCTCTCATGGGCCTTGTCATCCAGCGAGTTCCCCTGGCTGGCCTTCGTTGCATCGTACCTATCAATGAGTTCTCCATCCTTGTAGACTATGGCTTCATCGCTCAGTCTGCTGGTGGTTCTAATGAAACTTCTGGTACTAACTTCTCCGGCCTGACTGGTACACTCAAGGGTTATAACATACCTGTGATGGGTTCTACTGAGTTCACTCAGATGAAACTCAATCCCCATGACGGTGCTGACAACCATCTTCTGTCCAATGCCAACAACGGCAACCGATACAATGTAACTGCTGATATGCAGACTGCTCATGGCGTTATCTATGGCCCTGACTCCCTGCTTGCTGGCCGGACTATCTCCCTCCAGGGTGATATCTTCTTTGACAAGAAGACAAAGAGTAACTTCATTGACTCTTGGTTCGCTGAGGGTTGTATCCCTGATCGTTATGACAACATCGCTGTCGTTGCTTCTCCTTCTGGAGCTACCAGCAACACTGCTGTTCTTAACAAGGCCAAGGGCAAGGCAACTGCTACTCGTAGCTATAGCTAATCGCCTGTCTCACTTGTCTAACATGTGAGACTTAGAATAAATATGCCCTACCTGCCACTCTGGTTGGTAGGGTTATTTTTTGGAGGTACAATATGGCAAGAACAAAGTTAGATGCAATCAACACCTGCCTTAGAGGTATTGGTCTTGCACCTGTAGCCACAGAAGATGATCCTGATCTGGATGCTGCTACAGCAGCCCAGGTAATAGATCAGGTAACTATGGATATGCAAGCTAAAGGATGGTGGTTCAACAAAGAGAGTAACTGGAAGCTATCACCTGATGAGACCACAGGATATATACAAGCACCTCCCTCTGCTTTGTCTATTGTCACAACTGGTGCATCCAGGTGCGTAGGCTTGAGCATAAGAGGTACTAAGATCTATGATCTTCATAACCACACCTTTGACCTTAGAGATAGGGCAATCACAGATAACGATTCAGTCACACCTTACATTGAGTTCGTATTCATTACTGAGCTTGCATTTGAGGACATGCCTCCTATAGCAATGGAAGCTGCCACCTATACAGCGAGACGTATGTTTGCCCAGGACTTAGAGGTAGATGAGAAGCGATGGAAGTTCCAGATGGAAGATGAGAGGGTAGCACTGATAGCTATGTCAAGAGAAGATGCAAGAAACAGAAAGAGGAACTACCTGAGAGACAATGCAGAAGTTGTATCCTTCCTTAGTAGAGTAGGAGGACAGAACTCTGCTTCTCCCTACTCTGGTGTATTCCCTAAGCGAACTACATAGTAAACATTAAGGAGGTACAATGAGTTATATTACATCAAACCAAGGTAGGCCGATCCAGGGAGTATCTCAGCAGCCTGAGAAGACAAGGCTTCCTGGTCAGTGTACTCGGTCAGAAAATCTAAGACCTGATATCGTAAGAGGTCTTATCAATAGGCAAGGTACAGAAGCAGTCTCTGTCCTGGACAATGCAGCTCTGTCACATTACTCTAAGTGGCATCATTATGAGAGGGGTACAGGTGAAGAGTATTTCATAAGCATAGACCAGACAACCGGCAAGCTGAGAGCATGGAGTCCTGATGGTACTGAGCATATAATCAATGTTCAGAATAATACAGAAGCTGAGTACCTTGCTTGTGCTTCCCCTGCTACTACCTTGAAGATGCTCACCATAGGTGACTATACCTTCATAGTTAATACGGACAAGACAGTCTATCTTGATTCAAGGAAGTCTCCGGTACTTGAAAACATAGCTATATTCTATACTCAGTTTGCTGATTATGGGCAGCACATAGTATTATCTATTAATAACTTCTGGATTGGTACTATAATAACTGCTGATGGTACAGTAGGATCTGACAAGTATGGTATCAGACCAGAGTTTATAGCAAGCAAGATGAATAGTATCTTGCTTGGTACATCTGGAACTGAGTATAGGACACAATACTTAAGTAACATAGCAAATTATAATATAGCCCACCCATCTAATCTTTTCGCTGACACATTTACTTGGACAGTTCACAATAACACAGTTAGGATAAATAGGAATGATGGAGCCTTCTTTACCACCTATGTAACAGATTCAGCAGACAATGCTAACTCTGTGGCCATCAATGGCAAGATAGAGAACACAACTCTATTACCAGGATCAGCACCAGAAGGTTATAAGGTAGAGGTAGATCCTCCAGGCTCAACTAAGAGTGAAAACTCTAACTACTGGCTTGAGGCTATAAACACAGGCTCAGATCACATAACATGGAGAGAGACTATAGCTCCTGATATAACGCTTGGACCTGATAAAGCTACGATGCCTCATGTCTTGGTCAGAGAGAGCTACTCTCTTGGTCAGGCTATCTTCACACTCAGACAAGGAGAGTGGGCAGACAGAGAGATAGGGAGTGATAATACTAACCCACATCCAACCTTCATCAATGAAGACTACGCTCAGCCTATACAGAGTGTAGGACTCTTCCAGAACAGGTTGTTCCTAACCTCTGGTGAGTCTGTCATCATGACAAGATCAGGAGACTTCTTTAACTTCTATAGAGAGACAGCTCAAGCTGCCTTAGATACAGATCCTATAGATGTGTTCTCAGATGTAGCTAAGGTCAACTTCATCAATGCTTCTATCTACTTTGATGGTGATCTTGTATTCTTCTCTGAGCAAGGGCAGTTCATACTGGATGGCAGCAAGCCTATAACCAGAGACAATGCAACACTTAGGCAAGCCACATCCTATGAAGCACAGTTGTCAGTAGACCCTATAGCTTCTGGTGATGCTATCTTCTTTGCTTTTAACTATGGGCAGTATACAGGTATAAGGGAGTTCTTCACTGACTCTATTACCGACACTAAGAAGGCAAGGCCAGTGACAGATCATGTAAAGCAATATGTCAGAGGTAACCCTATAATCATGGCAACCTCTACTAACATAAACATGATGATTATCAAGACAGATGCCTACAATCATATCCTATACGTGTATCACTGGCTATGGCAAGGAGCAGAGAAGGTGCAGAGTTCATGGAGCATGATAGTCTTCCCTCCGACAGATCAGATACTTCACTTTGAGTTTGTAGAAGATATACTTTGGTTCATAGTGATGAGAGATGGAACTGATATTTGTGTAGAGAAGATAGACCTTGGTGATCCTGTTGACCAAATAATTGGCTACCCTATCAGACTTGATAGGAGAACAGACAGTCTTATGGTCTACTCAGCTCCTGAGGATGAATGGGTATGTCAAGATCCATATCCAGAGGTTGATGAAGATGAGCTTGTCATGATCAGGAAGAATGGTGCTTACTTCTATGACAGAGGGACAGTTGTTGACTTCTATAGATCAGGTTCTGACCTAAGGACAAATGAAGAACTCAATGCAGATCAAGGTTCAGTGACGGTGACAATAGGTAGGAAGTATTACTGCAACTACAGTCCAACCAATCCAGTGGCTTTGGATGAGAATGGATATGCACTCAACCTGGATAGGTTAGTGGTTGGCTCCTTCTACATGAACTACAATACTACAGGAGATCTCACAGCTACCATCGAATCAGATAACGGCAGTGTGAGACAATATGAATATGGTAATAGAACCCTTGGAGGAGCAGAGAACTTAGTAGGCTTTGCACCTTTGGTTGATGGTCAGCACAGAGTACCTATCAGGCAGAAGTCTGACAGATACAAGCTAACTTTTAGCACAAGTAGCCACCTACCCTTAGAGGTTCGTGACTTTGAATATAATGGGAACCTCGCAAGAAGAGGAAGGAGGTTATAATGGGAGTAGCAGCAGCAGTCATTGGAGCGATTGCAGCAGTAGCTGGTGCTGGTATGTCTTACCAGACCAGTGAGAGGCAGAAGGATGCCCAAGAGGATTACAATGATGCTCTTACAAAAGATGCTATAAGACAGTATGGTGAATTAGATAAGGCAGAATCTGATGCCATCTATGAAAGCCATGCTGAGTCTATGCAAGCTCAGAGAGAGTACCTAACAGCCAGGAGTTCAGTAGAGCTTCAAGCTGCTGCTACTGGTACTTATGGTAACTCTGTGAACCTTGCTATACAGGATCT